AGCAATCCCAAGCGGTTGAGAGAATCAACCAGCTCCAGGAACTGGTACTAAGCCAGGCGGCCCCCGAACTCAACGGGGTGGATTGGGTATCTCTCAGCGTTCAAGACCCGGCGAAGTTTGTCCAACTTCAGGCCCGGCAGCAGCAGGTAAACCAGACCTGGCAAGCACTTGAGCACCAGAAGGCCCAACATCAGCAGGCGCAAGAGCAGCAGATTGCCGGACTCGTGGATCAAGTCTTTCGACAATCCGATGAGATTCTGAGCAAGAACATTCCGAACTTCGATGGTGCGAGGACGGAACAACTGCTCTCAGACGTACAGAAGTCGATAGGCTGGAGCCGCGCGGACCTGAAAACCGCTGCGCACGCCCTCGCTAGAGCAGGAATGCACCCCGGCACACTGGGGCAAGTCCTCCTGCTGGCCCACAAGGCGATCCAGTTTGACAAACTTCAGTCCGACAAGCCCGCTGCGCTTAAAAAGGTTGCCGCCGCGCCGAGGATCATCAAGCCTGCCGCGCCGCAGCCGAAGCACACAAACCGCGAGGCAGTTCAACGGCTCCAGAAATCTGGACGAATCGATGACTTGGCTCGCTTGCTATGAAGAGGCGACTAAATGGCTCAGCCAGCAAATACCTTCGACGCGTACGATTCAATCGGTACGCGCGAGGACCTGCAAGACAAGATTTACATGGTGTCCCCCGAAAAGACGCCGATCCTTTCCCAAATCAAGCGCCTGAAGGCCGGGCAAAAGCTCCACGAATGGCAGCGTGACTCACTTGCGACGCCGAACAAGGACAACGCGGCTATCGAAGGCGACGACCGCACTGGGACGGCGCTGACCGCTACCCAGCGGGTTGCCAATACCACGCAGCTTTTCGATGCGGTGGCTGTTGTTTCGAGCACGCAGAAGAAGTCGGATTTGGCCGGCCGGTCGGATGAGATGAAGTATCAGGTGGCGAAGAAGTTCACCGAACTGAAGCGCGACTGCGAAGCGATGATCACCAGCAAGAACGCGGCGGTTCTCGGCAACTCGACCACGGCACGCAAATCCGGTGGTCTGGGCGTGATGATCTATACCAACGTGTCGCACGGCGGCGCCGGCGCGACTGCGGCCCATACCTCGGGTGCACCGACCACGGCGAACACGGCCGGCACGAACCGGGCATTCACGGAGGCGCTGACGAAAACGGTGTTGCAGTCGATCTACACCAACTCCGGCGAGTTCCCGGCGCTGATCAGCTTGACGCCGGCCCACAAGGGCACGTTCTCAGGCTTCGCGGGTATCGCGGTGAACCGTTATCAGGTGAAGAATGGCGAGCAGGGCCGAATCATCGGAGGCGCTGATGTGTATATGTCGGACTTCGGTGAATTGACCGTGGTTCCGAACTACGTGCAGGCGACCAGCGCAAACGATGTGGCGTGGATTCTGAATCCAGACACCTTGGCGATGGCCTGGCTTCAGCCGTTCCAGTCGGTTCCGTTGGCAAAGACGGGCCACACCGACAAAGAAATGGTCTTCGCTGAAGGCTGCTTGGTGGTTGACGCCGAGGCCAGCAACGGGAAAGTCGACAATTTAACCCCTTGAGCTAACTCCTTGATCCCCGCTTCGGCGGGGGTTTTTTGAATGACTGGATCGCCATGAAAACGGTTTACCAAGAGTCTGACCAGCAACTGCGAATCAACACCACGGTTCACCAAGACGAGGGTCGAACGGTCATTCAAAAGACCTGGGATGCAGCGCCGCATCTGCTGTATGCAAAAGGCTTGCGAGAGGCCACGGAGGGCAAGAATTGGGGTGAAGGCCGGGTAATCGGCACGGTCCCGGAGGCTGTGATGGGCATGTTCATGCGCCAAGATGGGCGACTCGATGCAAAGCGCTGCGCAGCCTGGCTAAAAGAGAACCCGGCTTTCATTTGCTTCGATAAGTTCAAGTAATGGCCATCACGAATTACTCCGAGCTGAAAACTGCCATCGCAGCATGGCAGAACAAAACAAGCTTGACGGCTTATCTTGCTGATTTCGTCACGCTTTCTGAAGCGAAATTCAATAGACGGTTGCGTACCATGGATATGGAGGCCGTCTACACCGTAGCGATTGGCGCGGACATCGTTGATGAACCGGAAATCATCACGCCGCCGACAAACTTTCTGGAAATCAAAGCGATATGGTCAACAGGCGAAGAACAACGCTCGCTTGAACAGAAAACGCTTGAGTTCATCGCCCGCCGCCCAAGCGCAGCCGGAAGGCCGCATTACTACGCATTCAAAGCTACGCCGCTAGGCGGGGCAAAGCGGATCGTGTTCGATTCATCCGGCGCGACGGTAACGCTTGTCTACTACTCGAAACTTGTGCCGCTCAGCGACTCAGCACCATCTAACTGGTTGCTTTCTGAAAGTCCAGATTTGTACCTGTACGCAGGGATCGAACAAGCGGCTATCTACCTGAAAGACGAAGCCGCGGAGAAAAAGTATGCCGCCTTGGCAAACGGTTTGATCGAAGAAATGAACAGCCGAAACGTAGCAAATCAGCTTGGTGGCGGGCCTTTGGTGGCGAGGGCGCGGTGATCCCTATTCTCGGCTTCACTCCAGACACGGACCCGGCTGTTCCGGGGGTGCTGGTTGACTGTTCCAATTTCATCCCTACCGAGCGCGGCATGGCTGGTGGGCCGACTCCTGCAACGGCAGTCACAGGGCTGGCGGCGCTTGCTGCGGAGTGTCGCGGTGCGGCCGTGCTTGTGGACACCACTGGTGCGCGTAGAAACTTCGCCGCCACACAGACCAGGATTTACGAATTGGTTAGCGCTGCGTGGACTGATCGCAGCCGAGTCGGCAACTACACCGGCAGCAGCGAGAATAGAGTCATGTTCGCCCAGTTCGGGAATATCGCTCTTGCTGCGAATGTGACCGAGGTAATCCAGTTCTCGGCAAGCGGGGCGTTTGCCGATGTGGCCACTGCTCCCAAAGCGAAGATCATCGTAGCAGCCAAAGATTTCGTGATGGCGTTTGCCACGAACGAAGGCACATTCGGCGATCAGCCTGATCGCTGGTGGTGCAGCGCGTTTCAGGACTATTCGAGCTGGACGCCGAGCCTCACGACCCAGGCAACTACAGGGCGCCTTGTAGGGGTTCCTGGTGCCATTACAGCCGCTGCGCTGCTTGGCTCTTATGTGGTGGCCTACAAAGAGCGCGGCGCCTATCTTGGGCAGTACGTTGGCGCTCCGGTGGTGTGGCAGTGGGATCAGGTTCCGGGCGAGTTCGGGTGCGTAGGACAAGACGCGGTTGCAGATATCGGCGGGGCGCACTTCATTGTCGGCCCGGATAACTTCTGGCTCTACGATGGAACCAGACCACAGGCCATCGGAGTGAACGAGATTCGCCAATGGTTCTATAACGACCTGTCTGCAACATTCAGGTTCAGGACCATAGTTCACTATGATCGGCAATACTCGCGCATCTGGATTTTCTATCCGAGTACAGCGTCTAGTGCGGGCCAGCCTGATCGGGCGATTGTTTACAACCTGATTTCAAAGCCAAAGCGCTGGGGCCGCGCGAATCGCAGCGTAGAGGCGATATTCCAGTTCATCACGCCCGGGCTTACCTGGGGAACGTTTTCGACGGTTGGCGCATCTTGGGGTGCTTTGCCGAATCTGCCTTGGGGCTCGCAAGCATGGCAGGCAGCGGGCCGGGCGCTGGCGTTTTTCAATACGTCCCACGAACTGAAGACGCTCACAGGTACTAGCGACGCCAGCACATGGACAACCGGGGACATGGGAGCCGATGACGTATCGAGCTACACCGAGCGATTCATTCCGCACTACATCACTGCGCCGACTTCTGCGACGTGCACGGGATTCACGAAGGAAACATCAGGCGGAAGTTTTGCCGCGAACGACACGGAGACCTTTTCAGACGGGAAATTTGATGTTCGGCAGGATGCGCGCTGGCATCGCTACTCTGTCTCGCAGGTAGGCGACAACGAACTTCGCGGTATTTCGCCGACATTCAAGGTTACGGGGGTCAGATGAAACTCGGCGCCCCACTTCTCCCGATAAGCCCCGAATCGGACTATGACAAGCAACTGAATCGCAGGCTCTATGACTATTTTCGACCGCTAAACAACAAGGTAAACCATCCTGATATAGCGATAATTCTTCAGTGCAGCGATGAAACAACGGCATTGACCACAGGAACGGCAAAGACAGTATTCCGTGCGCCGTATGGAATTTCTCTGACTGGGGTGCGCGGCTCTTTAACGACTGCTCAAACAAGTGGGTCAATATTTACGGTGGATGTGAATGTGAACGGGACAACCATTCTTTCTACCAATCTGACCATTGACAACACTGAGAAGACAAGCGTAACCGCCGCAAGTCAACCAGTTATTTCAGTTGGATCATCTGAAATCAGAGAAGATGCGGAAATCTCGATAGACATTGACCAGGTTGGTGACGGCACGGCAAAGGGACTAAAAGTGACGCTTCTAGGGATGTTGGCGTGATCATCTATGTGCCGCAAAAGCTATCGACCGGAGATGCTTTGTTTGGAAGCGTTGTCCTTCTCATGCAGCGCGGCGTTTTGGTAGACACTTCAAGCTATGCAAGAACTCTCGTCGATGAAACCGGATCGCCAGTCTCTCAGAATCAAACAGTCTCTGACTTCCCGAGTGGTAATGGGGTTCTGATAAATGGCTTTCATAACGCGAAGGGCATCAATGCAGATTACGCTTCAGAACTGGACATGGGCAACAAGCCGCGATGTTTTGAGGCGTTCATAAAGATAAGCACTGGCGCATTGGCTGGTGGGTCGCAAATTTTGTGGAACGAAGGATTTGGTTTTAACGGCCTTCTGTGGTTCATCCAGTTTTCAACAGGAAAGTTGGGCTTAAGAGTGAATTCGGTTACTGACATAATCGCGCCTGTTTCAGTTCCTGTTATTGCTGAAAATGTCTCGACTTATGTGTGTATTCAGGTTCATTCGGACGACTCGATAGAAATGTGGGCGGGGCCTGTTGGAGATGCTTTTGCCGATGGTGATGTGTCTGTAAGCTCATGCCCGCGCCCCGTAGATGCGATTGCGCAAGGCCCGTATATCGGCTATGTCGGAGGTTCAGGCGGTACGAATAACTTTTATGTTGATCAGATGCGGATAACAGATGGCGACCGATATTCTGGCGCGTCAATTCCAATACCTACGGCATTGTTTCAAGAGAACTAGCATGGAACTGTTTCAGTGTCAGCCAGCAGAAATTGACCGCGCATGGCGCGACGGTGCAAACGTGCTCGCCGACGCCACGAAATGGGCGAGCCGGGAAATCACGGCCGATCAATTGAAGATGCTGTTATCGAGAGGCGAGAGAACACTCATTGGCTCGCGCGACGAGTCAGGCGTTAAGGGATGGGCTGCGGTGCAGGTTCAGCAACTGCCGAACATCAGAATCCTCTACATCTACGCAATGGCAGGCAAAGGCGTTTGTTCGGCGGAAGGATTCGATCTGCTCAAGCAATACGCGGTGGCAAATGGCTGCACGTCGATTCGCGGTGCGGTGCGGGCGTCAATGGCGCGGCTGGCGGCGAAATTCGGGGCTAAGCCTCTTTATCAGACAATTGAGCTGGATGTGACATGACTGAATTGACCCAAGAGATTTTGCAAGCCGAAGTCATTTACCACCAAGATTCGGGAGCGTTTGAGTGGGCGAAGCGCGGCAAGGGTCGATACAAGGCATTGCCAGGCTCCGTCCATAAGCAAACGGGCTATGTGTACATGAGTGTATTGGGCAAGAAGTATCTTGCACATCGCTTGGCCTGGCTGTACGCGCACGGCGAGTGGCCGACGAACAAGATCGACCACAAGAACGGAGACAAGATGGACAACCGTATTGATAACCTGCGCAACGCCAGCGACGCGATCAATTCTCAGAACCAGCGCAAACCGATGGCCCGCAACAAGATCGGTCTATTGGGCGTGTCAATGCACGGTTCAGGCTTCAGGGCGCAGATCAAAGTCAACTACCAGCGCGTTGGGCTGGGCTCGTTTAAGAGCGCAGAACTTGCGCATGACGCCTACGTTTCGGCGAAACGTCAACTGCATGCGGGGTGCACATTATGAGCGGCGGAAGCGACTCGGTGACAAATGTCTCTTCGGTGCCGGAATTTGTCCGACCCTATGCCGAGAACTACATGCAGCGCAGCCAGCAAGTGGCAGACCTGCCGTATCAGCCCTACGGCGGGCAGACCACGGCACAGCTCAACCCGTACCAGACGGCAGGGATTGACGCGCAGGCAGCGCGAGCGATGCAGGGCAGCCCGGTAAGCAACGCAGCGGCCGGCGAACTCACCAAGACGCTGAGCGGTGGCTACCTGAACAGCAACCCATACTTGGATGCCACTGTACAGGCTGCACAAGGCGACTTGACGCGCGGCTATAACGAATCGATCGTTCCCCAGCAGAACGCCATGCGGGCGCGTTCCGGGAGCTTCGGGAATTCGGGTGTTGAGCAGGCCATCGGGACGCAGAACAATGACTTCACCCGCCAGCTCGGCAACATCAGCACCAGCATTCGCGGAACTGATTACGGCAACGAGCGCAGCCGGATGGTCGGTGCAATTGGCCAGGCCCCCGCGATTGCCAATCAGGATTACCTCGACGCAGAGGCGTTGCAACGCGCTGGCGGGTTCTATCAAGGCCAAGAGCAGCGCAATCTGACCGATGCCTATGGGCGGTTCCAAGAGGCGCAGGCTTACCCGAAAGAACAGCTCGCAACGCTTGGCCGAGGCGTCGGAATGAACTTCGGCACCAGCAGCACCAGCACTGGGCCTGGCTCGAATCCTTACGCCCAGGCGCTCGGCACTGGACTCGCGGCATACGGCGCATATCAATCCGGAGGCGCCTCGGGCGGCAAATGATGGACGGCGGAAACGGCGAAAACAACGGCTATTTCAGGCCTGCCCAGGCCGGGCGGATGGGCACTATGCAGCAGCGTGTCGGGCAGCGCCCGACTATGGGCATTCAGCCCGTGAACCGCATGCAGGCGCTGAGCGGGTCTCAATCCCCTGCCGGCTATCAAAACAGCGGCTTGCAGCGCTTTGGCGGCGGATTCAACCCGTATCGCCCGCAACCGTATGCGCCGCAGAGCTTTCAGCCGCAGCAACTCGGGCCGGCACGAATGTTTGAGGGTCGATCAGGTATCGGCGGTGCGCCTGGTGGCGGAATGTCGGGCGGAGAAGCGCCGGGCGGTGCGTCTGCCGGTCCCGGTGCGTCGAATGCATCAGTTGGCAGCATCAGCCCGGGTATGGGATCGGCAATCGGCACCGGCATCGGAATGGCGACGGGAATCCCTGGGCTTGGCCTTCTTGGCGGGATGATGGGAAGCAATGCGCAGAGTGGCCTATCTGGCATGGCTGCTCCAGGCGCCGGTCCTTCAAACTCGCCGGCTGCCGGTGGCCCGACAGACGTCGGGGCAGTCGGCATGGGGTCAATCGGCCTTGGCAGCGGTGACAGCAGCGGCCTTAGTGCAAGCAGTGGCGAAGGTGGCGAAGGCGGCGGTGGAGGTAAGTAAATGGGACTTCTCGATAGCCTTAAAAACGTAGACCCTGCAACGGCTCAAGGGCTGTTGCAGATGGGCCTATCCATGCTCCAAAGCAAAGGCGGCCTTGCAAACGCTCTTGGGGCCGGTGGCATGGCCGGGATTCAAGGCGCAAACCAGTTCAAGGACCGGCAGGCGCAGATGAAGCAGCGCGGGCTGCTGGAACAGCTCACGAACCAGCAGATCGCTCAGGGCCAGCGGCAACAGGAAATCCAAGGGCTTGCGCGGCAGTTCTCTATCCCCGGGAAGATGCCGGAGACGATGGACGCTCGCGATATCGGGCAAGTCGGAGAGCCGCAGATTCCGACGCAAGGGTTCGATGCGCCCGGGTTTGGGCAAGCATTGATGGCGCTCGATCCTGTGCAGGGTTTGCAGTTCCAGGCGGCGACAAGAAAGGCGGAGCCTACGCCGCTGAGACTCAGCAAAGATGAGCAGTTGCGCGACCCGAAGACGTTTGCGGTTCTGGCGAGCAACCTGTCCCAAGATGACCCGAATAAGGGCCTGCCATCTGGCATGCGCATGGGAGCGAATGGCCCCGAGTGGATTCCTGGCTACCTGGAGGGAAAAAAGACCGTTGCCAAGGCCGGGGCATCAAACATCAGCCTAAGCGCCGACAAGGGCTTTGCTGGCGCATTCGGAAAGAACGCCGCTGACGCGCTTCAAGATGCACAGGACAAGGCTGCGGCGGCGCAGGCCAGCAACGCAACTATCGGCTCTATCCGCGACGCAATGAAAAGCGGTTCCGTGATCCTTGGGCCTGGCGCGCAAACTAGGCAAACCCTTCTGAGGGCCGGTCAAGTCATTGGCGCCGGCTCGCCAACAGCGGCGGCGCAACTCGAAAAGACCAAACAGGTACAGCAGGGCTTGGCGCAGATTGAACTGTCGGCGGCTCAGCTCATGAAAGGTCAAGGTCAAATCACCGAAGCGGAGCGTGGCATCATTCGTCGCGCTGCGGCAGGCGAGATTCAAGACCTTACGCCACAGGAACTTGATGTTGCATTGAAAGCAATTGAGCGCAATAACAAGGCAGCCGTCGAATCGTACAAGCGGCGAGCCAAAACGGTCGAGGGCAATCCTGCTTTGGGCTCGCTCGGCGGATTGATTTCACCACCCGAAGAGGCGCAACCTGATCGTGTTCGCAGATACAACCCAGCAACCGGCAAGATCGAATGAAGCGCGTTGAAGTTCCCGGAATGGGTATTGTCGAATTCCCTGACGGGATGAGCGACGACCAGATTGCGAGCGCAATTCAGGCGAACATGCCCAAGCCGCAGGAAAGTGGCGCACAGATGCTCGCCAAGCAAACCGGCCCAGGCGAGGCGCTGGCGGTTGCGGCCGGGCGCGGGACAGACAAAATACTGAGCGGAATCACACAGCTTTACTTGAAGGCCAAAGGTGACGAAAAGGCATTGTCAGGTCTTGCGCAGAATGAGGCCGAAGCGGCTGCGACCTATGCGCCACTGAAGAAAGAGCGGCCATTCATTACCGGGCTTGGTGAGGCCGCGCCGGCATTGGCTGTTCCGGGCGCAGGATCGGGGTACCTTGGGGCAATGATCGCGGGCGCGGCGCCTGAGTTGTTGTCCTATGGAACGACCGGAGAGAGACTGTCAAAGGGTGCCGTTGGCGCTGCCGGGGGGGCAATTGGGCGCGGTGTAGCCGGCCTACTTGGAACAGCTCTGAAGCCAGCCGGAATCGGCGTGAATCCAAACAGAGAGGCCATGCTAGCAGCGGATCGGATCGGCTTCAAGGCGCTGGCCGGTCAGGCCACGCAAAACCCGGCGCTTCTGAACATTGAAAACTACCTTGCGCGCTCGCCCGGTTCGAGTGGAGCAATGCAAGCTATTACGCGCAAGAACCAAGGGGCGCTAAACAAGGCTGCGGCATCGTCAATTGGACAGCAGGCAGACAACCTCGGGCCTGGAGTTCTGAAGGCCGCAGAGGACACCATTGGAAGTGAATTTCAACGCTTGCAGGCAGTGACGGCGCCGCGACTTGGAAATGACTTCGTGAATGCGCTGGTGACTATCGAGCAGAACAATGCGGCGCGCGGGCCATTTCGAGACTCAGCTATTGATAGCCTTCTCGGGAAAGCCCTTGATTTGGCATCGCAGGGCAACGTATCCGGCAAGGCATACAAGGAAATCCGCACCGAGCTATCGAACCAAGCCACCAAGGCATTCAAGGGCGGGGATGCAACTCTCGGGCAGGCCGCAAAGGGTGTGCGCGCTGCGTTGGATGCGGCGGCTGAGAAAAGTCTATCCCCGGCAGATCAAGCGGCATGGAAAGTCGCGCGAGATCAATGGGGAAGCTTCAAGGCGATCACAAAGGGGTTGGTTGCAGAAGGTGGTGATGTGAGCGCGGCCAGGGTGGCGCAACAACTCAGGGCGCAGCCTGGATTCAGGACTGGCGGAACATCCGGGCCACTAACGGATGTTGCTCGCATAGGAGAGGGCATCAAGTCTGCGATCAATCCGAACAGCGGGAACCTTAACCAAATGATGATGTATGGCAATCCGATTACTGGCGTTCCATTGATGGCAGCAAATGCCATAGGCGGGGCCGCGTATCGGCATCCGGTGATTCAGAGCTATCTTAGAAACGGATTGCTCGATATTGGCCCGACTGGTGAACTCGTGCTAAAGGCGACTGGTGTTCCGGTTGGCTCGTCCGGTCTAAAATCACTCTTGGGAGTTGAGTAATGCCAATTCCAACGACCATTGACGACCTGAGCACGACTGCCGGCACAAATTACCCGCAGGACAGCGACACTCCGAACGGCGGCGATGACGTGATTCGCGCACATGCTTCGTTCATTGCTTCATTGCGTGACAAACTCAACGGCACGTCTAGCACGGGCACGCTGACGACGCCAGTTTTTGCGGGCAATCCAACCGGGACATTGACGCCAGGAACCTGGACGCCAACGCTAACCAATGTCGGGAACGCAATCAACCTACTTGCTAGATATGCCTCATACATGAGGGTCGGAAATATCGTCCAGTATGCAATCATCTTAGAGGCCCAAGCTTCTGCAACTGGCGGAACTCAAACGCAAATCGGAATTTCTCTACCGGTTGCCTCGAATTTCTCAAGCGGTGACCATGCGACCGGGATTGGTGGAGTTACTGGGGAGGACCCTGGATATGTATTCGCCGACACCGCAAACGACAGGCTAACATTCATCTGGAACGCATCTGTTGCTGGAGTGCAGGCGCGCAGAATCGTAGGTCAATACACGGTAATCTAACATGCCAGTTCCAGCAGTAATTACCGACCTGAACGCGACAATCGCGCTCAATTCACCGGCAGATGCGGACTCCCCAAATCTTGGGGATGACTACTTGCGGGCTTTGTCTGCGTTCATTCGACAGAACTACGATTCAATCTCGGCCGGCGACGCACTGATTCGTTCAGACCTTGCAAGCACCGCAAGCACAACACTTGGTGATTTTCTTGTCGGCACCAAAAGTACGCTATCAGGAAGTCAGGCAACGACGCAGCACGAAATCAACGAGCGTTATCGCAATGTGTTTGACTGGCTTACGGCAGCAGAAAAGGCGGCTGTAACAGCACTCACGGTTCTAGATATCACAACCAACGTGCAGGCTGCCATCGACAGCGGAAAGTCCCTGTTCTTTCCGCAAGGACGCTACTATGTCAAGAAGCTGACATTCAGCGGCGTCGGCCTTTCTTACTTTTTCAATGGAGCGCAGATAATCGCGGTCGATACAGCTGCACAGAAGGGCCTCATTGATTGGCAGGCGTCATTCTGCAAGGTTTACGGCATGGGCCTTTCTGGTAACTGGAAGGCCAATTACGATTCGGCAATCTATTGGCACTCGGCGTCCGCCGGAGCCCCAGCAAAATCAAACCAATTCTTCGGCCTTGCGATTGACGATTCCTTAAGGGGCATTCTGTTTGGAGAGCTTTCTCCAACCGTTGCCGTAGATGCCCCTCAGTCTGAAAACCACATCTATGGTTTCCGCTCGCGCGGTGTCGAATGTGTGGTCTACATGAACCAGGCGAACGGTTTCCTGGAAATGAACGGTGAAATTTCAGCAAGCCGCAACGAGTGGGAGATTGTGAACCCTGGTGTTTACAGCTACACCAATTCGATTATCGCAGATGTGCTGCTCGGCGTGCTGCGGGTTAGTGGTGATCTGCTGAAAACAGAGACTTCCCTTGGTGTTGCGTTCCGCACTACTACGGGCGGTATTCTGGACGTGAGTGGCATTATCGAAGCGGCCTGCCAATTGTTCTCCGGGTCCGGTGGGAGCACGTCATTCCACGATGTGCCGTTCGGGTTCTGGTCGAATGCTTCGGCTTCTTGGGCTGCGCTTTCGGGGACGTCAGGGGTTTTGACGGTTTCCGATTTCGTACTTAATAAGTCCTCCGCAGCATCCGGCGCGAACACTGCATTCGTGGAGATGGGCACAGCAACCGGATGGGACGTGAGGATTTCTGATAGCCGACTGGAAAACCAACTCAGCTTGATATTCAGCTCCGGAAGCTCACAGGCTCATATGTGGGATGGAAGCAACCGAGTTGTTTTCAACAATGTGACTTCACTTCCAATGGGTGGCGGCACAACACCCGTATTCCCGGCAGCATCAACATCTCTTGACAACCTGCTTGATCTGCGCGGCACAGACGTGCGAGGCAACGACATTGCGACCTGGTACAAAACTGACGTTACCGGTGTTGGCGCAATTGCACTGAACGCCGACATTCCAAGCGGCTCGGGATACTTCAACTCGATCCAACTCACGCCTGCCGTTACCACCGGGCGATCCCGTGTGAACAGCATGGACACCACGAGCCTTGCGACGGTCAAAGCTACTGGCATCAAGTGCCGCCCGGGTGAAACCTACTTGATTTCGGGCTGGTTCAGGATGACCACGGCCGGCACTGCCGGGGTAGATATTCTTACCGCCAATACTGCGGGGGCGATCCAGGTTGGTCAGCAATTGATTTCACAGGCAAACTTGCTCACGAGTTCCTGGAAATACCTGCACTGCATGTTCATTGTGCCTGCATCCAGCGCGTACTTCGGGCTGGGCATGGATTGCCTTGTCGGAACGGTTGGGCGCATGGTTGGGTTGCGCGTATCGAAGTTGGGTAACGAACCCTGATGGAGCGGAATATGAAACTCATAGACGACTGGCGGCAGTGGCCGCGCTTTTATTCAACCTGGGCATTCAGTAGCATCGCCACTATCCAGGGTGCAACAGCATTTCTGTCGGCCGAGGTTCTTGCTGCGCGAGTCCCATTCATGCCGGCTGAAACGACATGGGCAACCCTGATCGCGTCTGCGACTGCGTTTCTCGCAATCACTGGAGCTATCGGGCGCCTGATAGATCAAAGCCCATCGGTTGAGAAAGTGCCATGAGCATTCAGGTATCCGAAGATTCAATGCCGGCGCAGCTCGACGCGATTAGGTCGCGGCTTGCGCAGGGGGAGACCCGCATGCAGGAAATCGAGGGCAGCATGAAGCAGATTGAATGGGCTGTGGCCGAAAACACTTCGCTGACTCGTGTCATCGGCGCAAAGCTCGACACGCACTATTCGATGCTGGAAGACTTGAACCAAGGGCGCATTGCAAAGAAGTGGATCAGGCGCGTGATCATCGGCCTTGGTGGTCTTGCTGCTGCCGCAACAGCTATCGGAGTGGCTATAGTCGGCGCCATGCACTGGTTGAATGGCAAGCCATGAAATCCACACCAGAAGGCCACGGCGACACGATCCCGGGCGATCTTGGCCCAGCCATCGAGCGCACGAAGGAAGACACCGAGGCAGACGAGAAGCGCAAGCGCCGTGAGGAATCCGAATGGGAAGTGCGCGGTGGATACAGATTCAAGACCGACGCAAATGGAAGGCGCGTTTGTGAGATTGACCCGAACGCACCGCAGCCCGGATAATCGAACATGCGCCGCGCAGCCCGCACCGATGCAAACAAAAGCCAGATCGTGAAAGCCCTACACGCTGCCGGCGCCAAGACCTACGATTTGAAACTCCCGGTGGACTTGCTGGTACACCGCGCCGGCCGGCTGATCTTGATGGAACTGAAGGACGGATCGAAGCCACCCAGCGAGCGCAAGCACACCAAGTTGCAGGCCGACTTCATCGCCGCAGGCTGGCCGGTTGCCACCGTGAAATCTGTAGACGAGGCGCTAGCTGCGCTGAACACATGACTAGGTGGGGCACAAAGCGCAAAGAGCCTTATACCGATGCCGGAATTCGGCGCCTGGGCTGCATCAGGTGCGACAGGCAGGCGGTTTTCCAGTGGCAGATTTGCGCGGACGGGAACAACCATCGGCCCCTCTGCACGGTCTGCGACGTGGCGCTGAACGCAATGGTTTTACGTTGGATGCGGCACCCTGAAGCTGCAAGACTAACCGAGCGATACAAGGCGACTGTTGAGCGGAGAAGCAAGGCATGATCAACATCACGACCCTGATTGCCTGCGGAGTGCAGCCGACCCAAGCGCGCACATTCGCTGAGCCGCTTGCGACAGCATGCCAACGATTCGGCATCACAACCCGCGAACAGCAGGCCGCATTCATCGCCCAGGCCATGCACGAGTCGATCAACTTCACGCACATGGAGGAAAGCCTGTACTACCGCGATCCGGCGCGCATCGTGGCAGTGTGGCCAAAGCGCTTTGCGAATGCCGGAGTCACGGCCCCGCTGGCTCGCAACCCACAAGCCCTTGCGAACCGCGTCTATGGCCTGCGCATGGGCAACACAGAACCGAATGATGGCTGGCGCTATCGTGGGCGCGGCGTGTTCCAGCTCACCGGCAAAGCGAACTACCGTGCGGCAAGCGATGCGCTTGGCGTCGATCTGGTGGCTGATCCTGACAAGGTAGCACAACCAGAACTTGCCGCGCTCACTGCCGGCTGGTTCTGGGACAAGTCCGGGTGCTCAGAAGCGCTCGCGGCCGGTGGAATTGACAGCGTGACGCGAGCAATCAACGGCGGCATGAACGGAGCCGATGAGCGGCGCCGGAACTATGCCACTTGCTTGGTTGCAATGGAGTAGACTTCATGCACAAAGTCACATCTGAAAGGCAACCATGACTGCATTTCTCCCCAGCATCGCAAACCTCCTGTTCCTGGCCGGTGGCCTGATCGTCGGCGCGATGGGCTATCGCTACTACCTCAAGCGAGACCCTGCCGGGCTTGAAGCCTGGGCGCAGAAGCTCAAGCAGATCGGCGAGAAGGTGTGATGTCGTGTTCGTCATTGCCGGCGCTGCGCTGGCTGGCTTTGTGGTCGGGTTCTTGCTCGGATGGCTGACGGATTGGTCACACGATAGCTGGTACGAATGAAAGAGCCGCTTAAGGTAATCGAAGGCAAGTTCGGACTTCGTGCGCCGGCCGGGCTTTCGGATGAACTGCGCCGCATGGCTGACGCCGCAGACCGGGGCGAGCTAACCGAGCTTGTGGCCTGCTATGTTGAGGGCGATAGCTACAACTTCATTTGGGATGCGTCAAAACTGAACTGCATCGCAATGACGGCTATGGCCCATTCAAACGCGCTTGAGAGGATGCGCAACCCCTGATGGCTGCACAGCTCTACATTGCCTTCGGCATCGCAGCAGCATCCTTCGCGGCCGGTGGAACGCTGGCATGGAAGTACAAGGGCGCCCAGCTTGAAACCTGCAAGATCGAGCGCCGCGTAGTTGCCGATGCGCTGGAAGACCAGAACAAGGCCGTTGAAGCACTTGCCACGAAAGGCGAAGAAACCCGCAAGAAGCTCGACGCCGCGCTTTTGGCTACTACCCAAGCGGCCAAGTCAGCCGAGGCCCGTGTCGCCCAGCGCAAGGCCCTGCCTGTGCCGAAATCCTGTGATGCGGCATTTGATCTGCTGGACAAGGAATGATGTGAGAGCGCCCGACCTCCATCCCCCTACGGCCGTCGCCATCAACAGGGGCCGCAGTTCCAAAGGGCCACAACTGCGCCGTGTGCGCTTGCGCGCCGCTGCTCACATCCTCATTCTACCGCTGGCCGGCTGCGTCGCAACGGTGCCTGAAAAAGTGCTTGTGCCTACCCCGGTTGCATGCGTCAGGCCCGACCAAGTGCCGACCCGACCGCCGCTCGTGCTCGACAAAGAGTTGCCCAAGGCAGACCGGGGGGCGCGGGTACTGGCGCTGCGGAACTACCAGGACCAGGCCGAGCCCTACATCAGCCGGCTGGAGGCAGTTGCGCAGAGCTGCGCGAAGTTGCCGTGAACGGCTCAAGCGGCGTTTTGTAGCTGAGCATCAGCGGGTGACGCGGCAGCCCGTCAGCGGTGAAGCCAAGGGCCATCGGCTGGAAGCCGTGACGCAGAATCAACGACAAAACCTGAGCCGGGCGGTCAAGTCCGCGCGCCAACGCACCCCAGGCGCACACTACCTTGCCTTCGCCCATGCGGCATGCGGCCAAAATGGCTTCGTGGTTTTCATCGCCGACAGGATAGCCTGCCGTCTTGAGCCCAGCCGGGTCGGTGGACACAAATGCAAAAAGATTGCAGAACACCATGCCGCCGTATCCGAGCCGCTTTGAGAAGCCGACGCCCTTGCGCCACGTCGGATCGGATTTGATAGAGCCATCGACTTGTGCGCCGGCCACGCTCGGGTTGAACAGGCACCACGGCAGCACAGGCTTGGTGTCGTCCCACACGTCCCACAGCAGGTAGCGGAAATGGCCGCAGTCGCTGAATTTGGCTTGCATCATGGCGCGGGATTGCATTGCGGTGCTCACTTGGCCCTCTCTTGCGCGGTGCTCATGGTGTGGTGTCCTTTGGTGCCCTGAGCGAGTCCAATTCCGCCCGCAGAGCACGAACGTCGTCAACAACTCCGAGCCTTGGGCCATCAAGCGATCCCGTCGCAGCGAAGTGCATTTGCGCGATGGTCTTGCAGGCGTTTTCGTAGTCTGACCGCAGCCGCTCTATCTCCGCAAGCAGCGGTGTTGCATAGAAACGCGCATACTCTTCTGCGTACTCGCGCGCTTGGCGCTGGAAGTACCCAGGAGCGCCAAGCAACCCGATGGGGCAAAAGTGCTCAGGCATCGGCGGCAGTTCTGCTTCACCCATTACTTTGCTCCCCTCGAATTCGATCAGCGTGCATTTGAAGAATGCTTGCGACGTGGCGGTCAACATCATTGGTTCATATGAGAGTTAGACTTTACGAATCGCAGCCGCTAGGTCGTCACAGTCTCCTCGCTGGCACGGGCGAAGCGTTTCCGCCAACTTAGCGCACCGCTCCCGCTCACCCCTGGCGCACTCAGCGCCGTAGGCTTCGATTGCTGCGCGCATGGAACCCTCTTTTTGAGAGCGCAGGCCACCGCGCAATGCATGCTCATGCGCCAGTTCCCACGCTGCGTTTAACACGTCTTCGAGTTTCATTCCTGCTCCAAGTAAGCGCTCTGTAGATGCTTTGAAGGTGGCGCAGCATTTTTACGGGGATGAACCGCTTCGCTCGCTGCCCCAAGGCCGTTGAAACGGTTAGGGGATTTCTCGCCACCATCAAAACACCCATACCAACAGATTAGCGCATGGCTTGCTTGCGTGCTATTGGCGTTTACCCTCGGTCACTCGAACTTCAGCTTCTCCAGCTTGGCGATACTTTTCTTCAGCCTGTCGATCTTGGCAATTCGCATTTCCTCGGCGCGCGCGATGGCTGCCTCGCGTGTTTTGTGCCAGTCGTTGCCGTGTGAATATGCGCTCCCAACTGACCCGGGATGCGACCACTTGAGCATTTTCGCTCCTGTGCCGAGAGTTTCGCCATCGACTTCTGCGATGCCTACAGTCAGCGCGTACCTTGTGATCCATGCTTTCATGATGTTCCCTTATTCCATACCTAACCCGGGTGCCCTAGTCGTTAGGGCACTGCTCCACCTGTGTTGCTCATCTGTCGCTACAGGCCAAGTTACAAAGAGGGATGCATTCTGTTCGCTGCCGTCCAATTCCCTGGGCATATATAACGGCTACTGCTTGATCCGATACCTGCATCTAGTTCGGGGCGGCTGAACGCTGGTAACGCAGCCGGTCTAGCTCCCGGCGCCCCGATTCCATGGGCATTGACTCGTCCGTCACTGCGCGACCGGACGCACAAAGAAAAAGGGCCTTAAGTCCTTGCTCTCCAGGGTGGGAGCCGATGCGCTTTTCAGCACACGTCCGCCGTAGCGGCCCTGGAAAGCGAAGGCTTAAGGCCCCGCATTCGACATTGACTCCCACCAATGACGACGAAATCATAGCAGATCACTTATGCGTTTTCAACCATTCAGCGTAAGGGTGGAGAATCTTGTCCTTGAACACCTGCCCGGCCGGCTTGTTTGTGTCCAGCTCGGCGCGCGATGTGACGCCGCACACGTTGTAGATCACATCCTTTGCCCAGTCTTCAGGATGAAGCCCGATTTCCTTGTGGCTGAATTCCGTAAAGGATCGCAGGAAGTTCACAAAGTCCATTTCCTTGCAGCGCATTGCAGACCAGCGCGAAAGCTCCCCGCCCTTGGGCTTTTCCGGCTGTTCCGGCGCCTTTTCTGGATCGGGGGTGGCCTTGGCCGTCTTCAGGGCCGCAAGCGCCATAGGCGTTCCAGGCGAGCCGAACAGAGAGAACGCGGCTTGTGCGTTGCGGGGCTCAATATCGACGGTCAGGCGCAGAGTCCCGTCCGCCATCGTCTTGAGTCCTACGCTTGATGCTTCGATGATGGTCACAGCTTCAGCCTCGCCTGCCTTGATTTGTAGCACTGCCGGCACAGCCACTTAGGGCCTACCTGCACGCCGGCCATGGGCGCTTCGTCGCGCTTGCACTTGTCGCACGACTTCAGTGGGCGAGCGTCGCGCAGGCTGCCGGGGAGCATTCCTGGGGCTGTCATGCCTGCACCCCGATAGATTCCAGAATCTTGCGTGCGCGCTCAATGCTTTTGCGGCGCCAGCCAGGCGAAAAGGGGCGCTCCAGGCGCTCCCCGTCCTGCCATTTATCACCGCAGCCGGCGCAAGTCCAGGTTGTCCCGTACCATTCCTGAGAGCGGCCGAGCATCCGGCGCGGGCGCTTACAGGTGGGGCACTGATTCACTGCGCACCAAGTCTTGCTGTAGCGCGCCCAGTTGATGTGTACCAAGCTCATTTTTCCACTTTCATCGGGCACTCCCCATCGGCCCATTGCAAAACAGTTCCGTCGATCACGATGCCACGCCGAGCCCATGCCGGTTTGTGGTAGCTGTTGCCGTTCGCGGCGATCCTGTTTGCCTCTGGCTCGGGGGCATTACCGGCCGTGTACCGCATGCATCGTGCGCATGATTCGTGCACATGCGACGGGTAGCAGAGTGTCACGGAAACACCCTCTGAAGCGCCGGCCGCGCCTCAAGCGCAAGTTCCACCGTAGAGCGCCGAACAGAACACGGAATGGCCGGCGCCTTGACCTTGGTTTGGGCCATCCTGTAAAAATGACGGTTGCGGTTGTTGCCGTTCTTCTCAACCCTGGCAACCTCAAGCACGCCAGATCGGCACAGGCGCTTTAGAGCTGCCTGAACGGTGCCGCGATCAATGCCAAAATCGCGCGCAAGGTCCATTGCGCAGCCGGTTTCTCCACCGGCAAATGCTGCGATGATCCGCGAATCATTCTCAAAGCGTTTCATGCTCTTGTCCTGTAGTTGATGGCCCTTTGCCGTGATTTGCCGGCGAATGACGACAAGCCCGGAGACAACCAAATGCTTGCGCAGGTTCCATGCCTGTTGTTTGCTGCTGGTGAGGCGAGCTGGTATTTTCTCCCACGCCGCCTCATCTATCGTATGCAGCTTGCCGAGTTCTTCAATGGCGCGCGACGTGAGTGTGCGTTTCATAGCCATTCCGCAGGAAACCTTAGGTCTGGTACAGGTACGCCAGCAGGCCACTTGCCGATCTTTTGCAGCGCATGCACAGTGCGCTCGTGGGCGGACCACCAAACCAGTTTCTTGCCGCGTTCATTCAGCGCGTTGCCTTGGTCAACGTCATGGTGGCAATATGAGCACAGGGCCGCAATGCGGTTGTCGTCCGCCTTGATGCTGCGCCCCTTACCGTGGATTGCCCAGTTCGAGTGCGCACCAACCGCACCAGGCGCCCCGCATCGCTGGCACGGAATCAGGCCGCAGGCATCCAGTAACTTGCGGGAGCGCACATAGTCGTGCTTCGGCGCAATCACATGATCACGCTCGCTCGGGCCTGAGTTGACACTGCGCACCAAAGCAACCAGCGGCGAGCGCTGAGATGCGATGATCTTGTGCGTGCGCAGGAATGAAACTCGCTTCATGAGAGTATCAGCGACTCAAATTTGCGCGCGATCTCTTCTTTCATCATCTTTGCGCCGGCATCTGCACCAAGCAAGAATACTTTTCGCAATCTGTTCTCAAGATATTGCCGATGCTCAGGAATTGGCCGAAGCGATGTCGGGTCGGACGCGAAAACGCCCTCTTGAGACGTGATCCACGCATCCCATTGCTTTTGAAGTTCAGTGCCTTTCATGATGCATCCGCAATAGCTTTGCCGCACTGCAAAACCAGATCGGTACTGCCGTGCTGGGTGATGACGGGTAGAGCGGCCTTGAGGGCGGCGAGAATGGCGCTACAGTCCGTGAGCGTAGCAATGTGCTTGTCCTCATCTTCTGGCTTGCTAATGCCGCCGATGGCCCAATCAGAATAGACAAATCGCGTGCCGGTTCGGTGGCATTCATAAATGATGGCGCTGTATTCGTTGCTCATGTTCATCCGATCTGCAAAGACTTGCTTACCACGGAGGATCATCCGCCGATCCGCGCGTTTGTTTCGGCTCCGGCTTTGATGGCGCGTCAGCCTGCTTTTTCTTGGCCTTGAAGCGCACGCTCATGTACTTGCGGCCGGTCTGCGCAACTTCGATCCACGCATCCATGAAGTAATCGACGCCTTGAATCTGAGCGCTGCCTGTGTAGTCGGCGCTCTTGTCGCCTTCAACCTTTTCGGCGTTCTTGAACAGCGCCCCGCGTAGTTCGTTGTCGTATGCCATTACGTTGCCTTTCTGCGTGCCAATGATTCGGCCTTGAGTGCGTTGTTTGCCTTGCTATCCATGAAGGTGGACAGGTGGATTTTCTGCTCGTTGTCGAGCTGCTCAAGCTCAACCAGATCGAGCGCCGGCCCTGCGCCTGCGTTGGCGAGAGTCTTTGCAACCCGGTCGGCGAGTTCTCGGTACCATTCCTTTTCGCCTTCATCGAGCGGCGGCAGGCCATCCAGAACCGCGCCTTTGACGCCGGCCGGGCCTGTGATTTTCTTGTCTGCGCCAGTCGTTGCGTCAAGCGCGTCATGCTCAACAATTTCTAGCGCCGCGACCCACAGATAACGGCGCTGGTACGTTTCTACGGCACCGATGTTCTGAACCTCGTGGCAGCCTTTGAGCGCAGCCGAGCCCATGGGGGACGTGATTGTGATGGTCTGCGGGCCTTGGCCCATTGACTTCAGATCAATGTCGTGAATCGTCATCGTCGCCACATCCTTGTCAAACGACACGATGGCGCACAAGCCGACTTCTCGGAAGACAGTCAGCGCCGGCACGAGAAAGTCACCCAGCTCAAAGTAGTTGTACCCGGCGAACTTGTTGTGCCCGGTCTTGACCAGCTTGAGCGCGTGGAACTTCTCCCGCGCATCGTTCAACTTCGTGTAAACGCTCATCCTCGGCTCCCATTGGCGTTAGGCGATGCATGCTCAGCAATAGCGCTGGCCTGCACAGATTCGTCGGTATCAGGCAGTGCCGCAGCTTCCAGCAGCTCGGCGAACCAGGCGGGCAACTGCGAGTCAAAGTCGGGGGTGGTGTCGTTCATTTCGCGCGCGCTTTCAGTCCAGCATCTGCCGCCATGTAGCCGAACATAGCGGCTGTTTTCAACGCCGCGTCCAGCCTGTCTGGTGTCAGTGCCGCAAAGCCTTCGACGTTGCCGGCTATGGTTGATGCGATCACCTTGGCCGCGATGTAGTCACGCATGCTCATGCCTTCGTGCGTGACTTCGCCCATTGATCCGTGACTCGGGAAGGCCGGGCCACCGTCATCAATCTTGCTGTTCATTTCGAATCCCTTTCTTCTCGCTCAGTGCGGAGTTGTTCCAGCCTGCATTCATCTGCCCAAGCGTCGGCCCTGTCCTGTCTGATTTCGGCCGACTGCTCTGCGCTCATGGGCGGGAGTGCGGCGATCATCGCGCGATAGCGTTCGATGTGGGCCGTTTGGCGCGCTGCGCGCGGGTTGCCGAACTGGCGCTGCAAGTCGGCGGACACGTATGGCGAGGCCATGATTTGTGTGAGGATGTCCATTTATGCCAGCTCGTAGTTGTCCCGCACATACTTCGGCGCGATTGAATAGGGCTTGCTGCCGTCGCTCGGGTAGGCGATGTAGTAGCCGTCTTCCCAGTCATCGACGGTCGAGGGGCTGATTGTCATGAAGCCCTCTTGCGTATCGACAATGAAGGGCTCATTGACAAACCCAAGCTCGACCGTGGTGAGCTTGCGATAGAGCGCGCAAGGCGGGCGGTTGGAAAGAGTGAAGTAGACCATTTGCACTCCGTGTTGGCTTGTTGATGCATCAACTCTACTCAATCCGCACACGATTGCACTAGTGGTTTTCCCTACTTGACGCGCACTTTTTGCAGGCTAGGATTTGCGCATGACTGAAGACAACACCCCAAGCACACCCGAGCAGCACGAGGCGATTCGCCAAGAGGCCGAGTACCGCAGGAACTACATCTTGTGGTTGGCCAGCAGGTTGCGCATGGATTTTGCGCCGCCAGCCATCAGAAAAGCCGCTGCTGCGGAGCTTGAACAACTTGTAGGGGACGGGAAGTGAAGCAAAACGACTGGGTTGGCGATCTGCCACCGCCGCGACCGTTCAAGGACATTCGCAGCACCCGCCCATCGGTCGCCGAAGAAAAGGCGCAACTTTGCCTTGAGCTTGGCGCACTGTGCCATGCAGTTCCGGCCGCGATCCGTGATGGCTCAATCGACAAGACACGCGAATGGATAACGGCACAGAAGGCGGCCCTGAAGATCGCGAAGAACTCGCGCGCCAGTGTTCAGGAATTGACTGCGGCAATCAACAACATGCGGAGGTTCAAATGAAAACCATGCGCGAACGCCTGCTAGACCTGATGCTGCGCCAGTACGTCACCCCGCTTGATGCGCTCAAGCATTGCTGGTGCTTCAGCCTGAGCCAAAGATGCGGCGAGTTCCGGGCTGATCGGGCGTTTTGGGACCAGGCCAGCACTCTTTATCGCACCAAGTTTCCGCGCCCGCCGCTGATCGTGGACAAGTGGGTAAAGCTCCCGGGCGGCAAGCGCGTGAAAGCCTATCGAGCCATCAAATGAACCAAGAGTCGCAATCTACTGCACCAGCCATGGACGGCGGAAACGACGCTGCGGCTTTGCACATTCCCGCTCCGCAGGCGGTAGAGAAGCGTCCAAGGCGGGCGCTAGCCATTCCCATACCGCTTGAGGACCGCTTTCTAGCGCAGCTCGTGATACCGGCCGATATGAGCCGAGCCGAAATGCTGCGCCTGCGCCGAGTTATCTGGACGCTAGCTGCGCCATGGAAAGGCTGAAATGACCCAAGAAAAAGTCTCAATCGCCTGGGAGTGCCAGCACTGCGGTAAGAGAGCGATGTGGAGGTTCGGTAACGGTCTGATCGCGCGCGAATCGACTTGGCTTCTCTGTGAGAGCAACAAATGCCGCAAGATGTCGTTCGGCACTCTTGTCCAGATCGGCCGCAACGCCTACGCGCTGAGCTGGAAATAGGGCTTGACTTGTGTGCAATGCATGGGCTATTCTTTGCATGTTGCCGGCTGGCCCCGGTGGTAGCAGAACCCTCAAGGTTATGCATCCAGCCCCTAAGACGGGCAGCACGGGGCCAGCCGTGGGGTGCAATAACCTTGAGGGTTTTTTGCGTTCTGGCGACCGCACTCCGCGCGTCAGAGGGGGTGTGTTTTGATGGTGGTGAATGCAGCCTAGTCGGGCAGACTGTTAGCTCAAAGGTAGAGCGGGTGGCGTAACTCGTTGCTAGCAAACGATCAAGCCGCGCGGTTGGCGAGTCAGATAAGTCACAGTCCACCACCTTCAAAGCACATCCCCGGGCCTGAATGGGCTGAACGGGGGCGATGTAGTGAGATTTTGCCGCTCCCTAACCGGGAACCATGCAACTCATGCGCGGCGCTGCTGGGGTTTACCTAGGAGGCAGATGAGAGCCCGAAAGGGTGGCTGCAATGCCGGTCCTAGGTCGTCTCGTGTCGTCGTCTGGAACTCAGGGAAACACGTGATGCCTTCCTTGCCTTCTTATGGGGGGTAGGGGGGGTTTCGCCCCAGAATCGCATCGAAATCTAGGGAAAGATCATGTCCAAAGCACTCAAGGAACTCCCTAGGTTAGTGATAGAAGCTAAGCGCAAAGGTTTTAAGGTTTCTGGCGGAACAAACGGCGGCGGATGGCACAGACTTGCTAACGCGCTTGGATACGAGGGTGCCACGACAAAGCTGGAAGCAAAAGTCTTTGTCAGGCAAAAAATCTTGGAAGCGCCTGGGCATCAAACGATTTCCGAAGGGCAGAAAAAGGCATCCTACAAGGCAAGGCAAAAAGTAGAGTCAAAAACAACCTTCTACGCTGGAGACGTTACGGCCGATGAATTCCTATCATCATTCCAATGGCGCAAGGTGCGGATGCAGGCGCTTCTTAGGCATGGCGCTACGTGTCAGTGTTGCGGATCAAGCCCAAAGACGGGGTCCGTTATGAACGTAGATCATGTGAAGCCGCGCAAGTTGTTCCCTGCGCTCGCTCTTGACATAAACAACCTGCAAGTGCTTTGCCATGAATGCAACCACGGCAAGGGCAATTGGGATATGACGGACTGGCGAGAAAAGTCAACTGAGGCGTGAATCCCTCGGTATCACCCTTGCAGAAACTATGGAGAATTCAATGATTGACATAGAGAAAGAAGCCCTCCAGACAAGCGACACGGCAAGGCTTCTTTTCCTGATGAAAGAGATAGACGGACTTGTTGGCGTAAAGGCTGACCGTTACCAGTACGCTGCCGAAGTGGCGAGCGAGCATGGTCGAGAGGAACCAACAGAGCGGGATGAGGTTGACGGCTTTCGCAGGATGATTGACTGCGCCATGTCGGGCGGTGACGAATGACACCACTCCCAGTCTACATAGACCCCGAGGCCTGGTCCGACTACGAAGCCATGCGCCGTCGCATCAAAAAGCCAATGACCCCTCGCATAGTCCGCCAGAAGCTGGCCCTGCTGCAAAAGGTCAAAGACGCCGGCCACGACCCGAACGCCTGGATCGACGCAGCGACAAACGGGCACTGGCTGGACTTCTATGAACCGAAGCCGGCAGAGATCAGTTACAGGGCCAGCAGCGCCGCTGAAAAGACCCTGGAATACTTGGCAAGCCAAACGCCAGAAGAATCGACGCCCGAGCGCCGGGCCGAGGTAGCCGCAATGCTGAGCAAGGCAAAGTCAGCGATAAGGCGGGTTGCCTAGGTACAAACACCTATGGGCCAGCATAAGCAAAATACAGATCATGGAGACATGGAAAACAAACCGACTCCGATGGTTAGGCTGGTGAACGGAGAGAACGAAAATGCAAATACTACCCAACTACAAAGGCCGTCCAAACGACGGTGGCGGCGAAGTGTCAACGTGGGTTGATGGAGTTCTTTCGCGCGGCGGTGGACTTGATAGCGACATTTCCGACAACGCGCAGATGGTCGCAAACCAGTGCTCTGAAGCAATCGGAAGGCTAATTGCGGTGCTGGCTGAAAGAGGCGCGTTGACTGCTCCAGAGGTATATCGAATTGCGCGAGGGTGGCACAACGATGCTGCAACATTTGAAGCCTAACGATAGCCGTGAGCGGTAGACGCCATGACCGACGCAACGAAAATCGAACCACTGCCTGCCGGCGGCCCTCCGCTCGGCGGCGGGGTTGGGCGGCTGTTTGAAAATTGAAAGGATTTAGCGATGGCGCACACACTGACGAAGCTATGGGTTGACGATCAACGACTGCGGCATGATTTGTTGGAAATTCGCGCGGACTTTAGCAACGATAGGCACTATGCATTTCGTGTCGCTCGCCCATTCACGCGAGCGGGCTTGGTGTTGGCGCTGCGCGAAATGGCGGCCTACATTGAAAGCGACCCGGCACTCGACGAGCCGCCCAACGCAGATATCACCGGCTGCCGAAGGCAGTCCGGTGCATAGACGGGTTAGCGGGCGCCCGACCACTGCCCGCAAACAGGAGAAAGCATGAACCCTGAACAAATTGCCCGCGTGGCACATGAAGTGAACCGCGCCTATTGCCAGGCGCTGGGCGACAACAGCCAGCCCGCGTGGGAAGACGCGCCGCAGTGGCAGCGTGACTCGGCCCTGCTGGGCGTGAAGCTGCACACCGAGAACCCTGGCGCCAGTGCCTCGGCCAGCCACGAAAGCTGGATGGCGCAGAAGGTGGCCGATGGCTGGACCTACGGCCCCGAGAAGCGGCCCGACCTGAAGCAGCACCACTGCATCGTGCCGTTTGACGCGCTGCCGGTGGAGCAGCAGGCGAAGGACTTCATCTTCCGCGGCGTGGTACATGCGCTGGCGCACGCGCCTGTCGTGGTGGCCGCGTAACTGAGCCAATGCCGGCGCTGAGTGTATTGGCGCCGGCTAACGATTGCCAATGAGCGGCAGGCGACGGTACCCCGGCGACTGTCCGACTCGATTGGCTTGGTTAGGCTTGGTGGAGAAAACGAGATGACAACGAACCAACAAATTGCACTGTTCTTCGGAACCTTTTGGGGCAGCGCTCTTTGCACATGGCTGTGGATTCGCTGGGCGATGAAGCGCGATGCAAATGCGGAGGCCGAATTCGCGTGCCGCGTTCAACCCGTGGCGCCAAAGTCCGACTCGATTGGCTTGGTTAGGCTTGGTGGAGAAAACGAAAGGACGGTTATGGACAACGGCCAACTGATGGCGTTGCTTGCGCTGATTGGGGTAGGCATTGCCGCTGGTATGTGGATCGGATACGAGGCATGGGGCAGGCACTACAACCACTGGAGGACTGAAGCTAAGCATTTTGCCGCGCTAAGCTTCAAGCAAGAAGACGAATTGATGCGGACGTGGTTCGTGCTTAAGGAGTTCGGCTTGCACCCAGGGCGCACCGACGACACGTTGAGCGAGTGTGTGCGTCGAGCATTGAAGCCTAACGTCGGCGGTAACCGGCTTGCGCCCACAAAGGAGTAACGATGAACGACACCCTTGCCGGCGCAAGTCCGGTTGACCAACCAGTTGGGCGGCACTTGCCGAAGCGCTATGAAGGTGGCCGGATCAAAGGCGGGTGCAGCCTGCACGATGCCGAGAAGCCCGAGCTTTGCCAGAAGCACCTGCAACGCTGCCCAGAACCTCGCACGGTTGACTGCTGCGGCGTGGTGGACGAGCACGACATCATCGAGTGCAGCCGCTGCGGCAAGCAGTGGACGGTGCCGTGCAACTTTGACGAGGACTACTCATGACGTACTCGTGGCTGGTGGAGAACTTCACCAAGGACGGGAAGTCCACCGGGCTCTACATGGCCTGTCAAGTGAACATGACCGTGACTGCCGACGTGAACGCGGCGCGCAAGTTCCGCAGGCAGATCACGGCCGAATTCCGCGCGCTGGACATGAAGGAAAAGCATCGCGGCGACTGGAGGCCTGTGGAGCACGGCTTCGATGACAGCAAGCCGCCCAACGCTAGGTTAAGCGGGAGACAACGGCCGTGACGCTGCCGACGAAGCGCACAGGTGCGGATAGCCGTTGGCTCTCCGCTTGAACCGACAGTTAGGCCCCTGTATCCGAAGCGAACCAACAAGCAGGACTTGACACATGGAAACGGACCTTCTTGCGCTGCTTGGCTTCGTGCTGATGCCGGCGCTGATTTGGTGGATTGAGGGGTGAGCCATGAATGAGCCAATTGCGTGGATGGTTACGAACGACGACGGCCAAGACGCCTACGTGACAGCCGACCCATCGCTGGCCTCAAAGGGGCAAAGAGCCTTGGCGCTGTACGCCACAGTGCCGGCCGCCCAACTGGAGCTAGAGCGAACTGCGGCAGCGCTGGCTTTGGAGTTGGCAGAGGCGCGACATGCGCTCGAAAAGCTACGCAACCCGCACCCGAGGCTGCGCGTCGAATATTGGACAGGACAGTGGTGGGAGCCGCTGCAAGGAGAAGCGCTTGACGCGACTCTTGCCGCGCTGGAGCCGGCCCCGAAATGGTCGGTGGCTCTTGGGGCCTAACTCTCATATGGACCAACCGCTCTAGATACCGTGGGAGCGTATGCAGTCAAAACCAGCGCCAGTGCTTGCTCTGCTGGATGCTCGACACACGTATACGAGAAGTTGACATAACAACCGCGCATGACTTGAGCCACAAAAGACAAATAGGGGGAATGCTATGCACGACTTTGTTTTATGGATGATCGCAAGCGCGTTAATTGGCGTTGTCGCTGCGTCTGCGTTCTGGATATGGGTTATTAGGGTTGGAAGTCACGCGGCCAACGAAGACTAAATTCTTCACAGAATACCGCAAAAGCAAGGGTAAATCCCGATATGCGGATGGCTGGTGAGGGCCGATAGTAGAGGCATCAGCAACCGGAGCAAATGCGATGAACCTGCACGACAAGATCATGAACATTCGCGTCAATCTGACTGAATTGGCATCCTCTCTATACGCCGGAGACACTGCGCTCGCGTACAAGGTCGGACACCGCGACGCCCGTCACGCAGCCGCCGAACTGGCGAGCGAAGCGGATGCGCTGATTGCGGAGTTGGGAGCTGCGCTGCGCGCCATCGCGCAATTCTCAGAATATGAGCCGGCCGGTCCTGCTGCGCGAACTGCGCAGGCTGCAATTGCCAAATTGAAGGCCACGAAATGACCCGCTCCACCGCACCCGATAAACTGTGGCACGAGCTGCGCAAGGCTGCGTGCGCGCATTTGCAGGCTGAACTTGATTACGAGCGCTGCCATGGGAATGATGTTTCTGAGCAACACAAATTCGAAGTTCTGCAATTCATGATTTCCAGGCGACGGGCTGCCATTAACGCAATCGTCGCAGCCGAACAAGCAAAGGAACAGCCGTGAACGCACTCGCACTCAAGATGGAACGCATGGCCGCAGCACGCAGGCACGAAGCCGAGCGCATGCTCAAGGCCCGCGTGATGGTTTCGACTGGGCCTGAGCAAGACCATTACATTGAATGGCTTCTGGCGCGCCACCCGAAGAAGGCGGGGCCAGCAAAAGAGAAGGCATCTGCCGAAGGTGACGCATTCATTACCGTGAAGGCGATTGCCTTTGCTGGCGCCGATCCGGCCGACCCATATGCTCCATTCAAAGAGGCTCTGAAGGCCGGGAAGACGGTGCAATTTAATTATGATCCTAGCGTGACCGATCGATGGTTTGATTGTCAGGTGCGAGCATACGCGCTTGACTTCCAATTTCCGCCGCACATGTACCGCATCAAGGAATAACCATGCCGCGCCATCTAAATCGAGAGCGCAGCCCCGACACAGTACGAGGCGCCTTGCAATGCCTCGCAGAGGCGGCGGCCGAGCGCCAGCGCGTGAAATCCTGGGCGAGCCAGCCGCGCAGAATCCAGCGCAGGCGCATGAGCGATGCGACGAAGGCAAGGCTGTACCTGGCCGGCACGATTGTGCTAATGGCCGGAATCGGCGTGATGCTGGCCTGGAGGGGGTGAGCCATGATGACGCAATCCGAGTGCCTGGCCCGCTGCAAAGCTGCCGGCGAGACCTGCAAAAACAGCCCGGCAGGCTGCACATGCCACGCCCTGAGCGCATACCAGCCGACACTGGCGCCAGATCAGCCACCGCTCGAAACCGCGCCTGGAGACCTGAGCGAATGGCACAAGGAGCCGGAAGGTACGTGCTGGGTTTGCTTGGCAACCGCATTTGCTGCCGTTCTGAGCGCAATTTTTGTGATTGCGGCGGTTGCAAATGTCGTGATCGAGTTGCGCAAGATTTGGCCTTAACCATTGCCATGCGCCAGCACTCGCTAACAGCCATACCCATACCAGAGGTATTCGAACCACGCAAAGAGGCCGACAAAGAAGCCCTGCGCATGCTGTGGGCGATAGCTTGGCACAAGACACACCCAGGCGCCGAGCTGCCGGCCGGGATGGAGTGGGCGCAGACAATGCCGGCAGAAATTCAAGACGATCGACAAATCTAAAACTGGGGAAATACATGAAAACACCAGCGCAGTCCGCGCTTGAAGAAGTTGGCGCCTGGGATCACAGAGGCGATTCTGTGGCGGAACGTTACGATGAAATCCACGGTCCTGGCGCTTGGGCGGGGGCGATATCAAATGCCGCTCTTGCATCTCGGGAAACATCGTCTGAGATTGATATCAATGTCGATTGCGGTGAAGCCGGACACGATGAGGCGCGCTGCGGAAATGCCTCCTGCTGTCGATCTGCCAAATGATGCGCAAACCTAGGGTTTGTCCCTAGAAAAAAAGGCTTGCATGCTGCGTTTGTTGTGCTACAGTAATGGCATAGCAACCGGAGAACGACATGCGTGCAGCCTACGAAGTTCGGAACCCTTCTTTCAGCGACATGAACATTGAGCAGCAGATCGACGCTGGCATCAGCGACTGGTGCGCCGAGGATGACGAGGGTCACGAGTTCTTCGGCCAATCGCGCGATGAGGCCGAGCACGCCAGATTGATGTATGTCAGCCATCGCGCGCCGAGGCTTGATCGCAGCGAGGCCGATCCAGCGTCGCGCTTTTTGGGGTTCTGATGAATGCGCCAGTCAAAAAGCCACGTGGGCGACCAGTAGTTCCACACCACCTACAGCGCGTGCATGTGCCCCTGCGGCTGCCGCGCTGGCTGGCTGAGTGGATGAGCAACCCTGACCCTGAATGGAACCGTACTTTCATGATTGAACTGGCGATTCGAGAGCACTTCAAGCCGTGGGAGCCGAAATGAAACTCGAAATTGGTATTAAAGAGGATCGCGTCAGCTTTGTGGCGAGCGATGGGCGAATCATGTTTGAAGTGAAGCCCGGGAAAGACGGCAAAAGCATTGAAGTGCGCGGCGTGGAAACATGTTTGGTGGATGGCGTGCTTTACTCCCAATTCATCGACATCCGGCCGATTGTAGGTAATTGTGTGCAGATTATGGTGCGCCTCTATGATGAATGAAATCATCCTAGGTCTGCATTTGCTGAGCGCCCACGCCCCGGCAATCGAAGGCCAGAACAACACCAACTTGGGTGTGTACGCGATCTACAACGGATGGACGGCCGGCGCATACCGCAACACCTTGCGCCGCAACAGCGTGTACTTGGGCTATCAATTCGAGGCGCCGGGTACCCCATTTAGCCTCACAGTTGGAGCTGTTAGCGGCTATCACATCACCCGCACGCCGATGGTCGCCAAGGATCAGGCGTGCAAGGTCCGGCAATCAGGCGACGGCTGCGATCTGGTGTGGGTCGAGGGCATGACCAGCAAGAAATGGACGCCGATGCTGGCCCCCAGCGTCAAATTCGGGCCGGCGCGGCTGTGGTGGATTCCGGGGACGCGCAGGGATTCTGTGCTGCATTTTTCGGTCGAAATGGAATTCTGATGTGGCCGTTCAAGAAAAAAGAGTCAAAAGAGCCGATAGAAGACCTACGGCATGCCGCTATCGAAAAGATTGAGGGCTTTAGGAAAATTGGGGAAACATTCAACTACCTGGGCCGCACTTGTGTTGTGACAGGGCATCAAGAGCTTATCCCTATGTTGGGGGTTATGCCTATGCTCAGGTGCGATTACGCAGATGATGCAGGGGTGTTGCATTCAATTAAGTTTCTTCCTCACGAATTGCCGGCTTTGATTGCTCAACAGTCGGGCGAGTGGGAGTTTTGATGAAGCACGACCATCGTCAGAGCATTTGGATAATCGGTGGGGGGTGGTTGTGGTGTTATCGATGTGGCGCCATTCGCCCGAATTTGCCGGGGCGCAGGATGTGGGATAAGCCTACTGGCTTGAATGGCGAAAATCCGGCAATGCGTGAAATTTGCTACACTCCGGGCATGCGCAAGATCACAAACCCGGACTCTGCCGCTCCCCAAGTGGAGCGCCCGCTGTAGTGTGACCGCACCAACGCCTGGACTAGCTATCCGGGCGTTGCTGTTTGAAAGGACAGAATGAGATACGAAGATGGGGTTCCGGCAGATATTGGCGATCTATACGAATCGCCGGCAGCAAACAGCCCAAACAGTTGCGACAACATCGAGGTTCTAATGTCGCACATACGGGCGCTATCGGCATTTATAGCGCAGCTCGACAAGCGGGTAATGGTGCTTGAGGTCCTGGCTGACGAAGACGAATGACACATAAAAACCATTGAAATCACATTCAGAGTCGGCGACCTGTCAAGAAACGATGATGGTGAGCCAGTTTGGACAAATGAGCGCAGGCACTGGCCGGTGATGATTAGTCACACAGGCAAGGACTACGAGAAAACAATCCACGAAGCAACATCCATGTTTGAGCGCGAGCTGCGCAATCACATCGCCATGGACAACCCGGATGACTTCGTGTTTGTGGCAGAATAGTGCCATGTAGACCAACCCGAGAGGGAGTCAGTGGACGCTAACAAGTCTCAAGTAGGCGGAACTAGACCAAAAACAGGCGGCAGAGGGCCGGGGGTTCCAAACAAGGCCACAGGGGACGCCAGAAAGGCCATTGCTGCCTTCGTAGATGGCAATGCACACCGCCTTACAGGCTGGCTCGATGAAGTCGCCAATGGCATCCTAGAGCCTGGCGAGAATCCCGAGAAGTACGTAGTTCCACCGAACCCTGCTCGGGCGTTCGAGATGTTCCAGAGCGTGGTCGAGTACCACATTCCCAAGTTGGCTCGGACTGAGCACACTGGCGAAGGCGGAGGGCCGGTGAGGTTCCAGCAAATCAAGCGCACCATCGTTGACCCGAGTGAGTGAGCTAGATTTCAAGACAGCGCGCGTATTCAAGCCGCTGTTGCCGCCGAACAGATACAAAGGCGCATGGGGTGGCCGAGGTAGTGGCAAATCTCACTTCTTCGCTGAAAAGCTCATTGAAGATTGCATGGCAGAGCCCGGCGACTTCGGGGTTGGAATGCGGGCTGTATGCATACGGGAAGTGCAAAAGGACTTGGCCCAGTCGTCAAAGTTGCTGATTGAGTCAAAGCTGCTCAAGTACGGGATTGGCGAGGCAGACGGTTTCAAGGTATTCCGAGACTTGATCGAAACCCCGGGTGATGGCCTGATCATTTTCAAGGGGATGAACGACTACACGGCCGACAGCATCAAGAGCTTGGAGGGATTCAAGCGGGCCTGGTGGGAAGAAGCCCAAACAGCTACCGGCGCATCGCTCGGCCTGCTGACCCCAACGCTTCGTGAATCAGGCTCAGAGCTGTGGTTTAGCTGGAACCCTAAGCGCAAGACAGACCCAACCGATGTGATGCTGCGTGGACCAGAGCGCCCGACCGGGGCAATCGTGGTCAAGTCAAACTGGCGCGATAACCCTTGGCTGACTGACGAACTGAAGCAGGAGCGCCTTGATTGCTTGCGCATGAAGCCAGACCAGTATGAGCACATTTGGGAGGGCGACTACGTTTCTATCGTTGATGGCGCCTACTTCGCTAAGAACCTGACGCAAGCCAAGGCAGAGGGGAGGATAGGTAGGGTGCCTGCTGACCCGCTGATGACGTACCGCGCATTCGTGGATATCGGAGGTACGGGCGCAAAAGCCGACGCCTTTGCAATGTGGGTCGCCCAGTTCATTGGCCGTGAAATCCGCGTTCTGAACTACTACGAAGCCCAGGGCCAGCCGCTATCTGTGCACATGCAATGGCTGCGAAGCAAGGGCTACGTGCCTGAGAACACCAGTATCTGGCTACCTCACGATGGCGCCACAAACGACCGGGTGAACGATGTTTCATTCGAGTCCGCAATCGGCAAGGCGGGATACTCTGTGACTGTGGTTCCAAACCAAGGAAAAGGCGCGGCCGGTGCTAGAATTGATGAAGCCCGCCGATTGTTTGGTGCGATGTGGTTTAATGAGGAAACTACAGAGTCAGGCCGGGCCGCGCTGGGTTGGTATCACGAAAAGCGTGATGACGTGAGAGGAATTGGGCTAGGCCCTGAGCATGATTGGGCCAGCCACGGGGCAGACGCATTCGGGCTCATGTGCGTTGTATATGCTCCGCCTGGCGAAATGAAGCCGCTTGTCTACAAGAACCGGAGGGTTGCATGAACCGAGAAGATATCGCCCTAGGTCTGAAAATGGTAGCGATGGGTCGATTGAATCACCCGGCAGCCGATGCCCTCTGCGAGGCTCTTGCGGTAGTTCTGGCGACCCCTGAAGAGCGCTTGGCGATGACTGTGCAAGACTCGCCGATAGCCACCTACGTCGAGGTAACGCCGGAAACCCTGCCGGCGCACGTTGCATCGGTTATCAAAGGCAAGAAAGCCAAGTAATGGCAAAAATGACCGAATCAGACCTGCTCAGCTTCCTAGAGGCCGAGGCAGATTCGGCATTTGAATATATGAGTGGCCCGGCCGCTCAGGAGAGAGTCAGGGCAATGCGCGAGTACATGCGCATGCCATACGGCAACGAAGAAGAGGGCCGCTCAAGCGTAGTTGCCTCAGATGTTTTCGACAGCGTTGAGGGCATGCTCCCTGATCTGATCGAGGTATTCGTTAGCACCGACGAAGCCGTGCGGTTCGACCCTGTTGGCCCCGAAGATGAAGCTGGGGCGAAGCAGGCGACCGATGCCTGCAACTACGTGTTCTACAAGCAGAACAACGGCTTCCTGACCCTCTACACAGCCGGCAAAGATGCGTTGATGCTGAAGACAGGCGGGGTCAAGTGGTATTGGGAAGAAAAGCGCACGCCCAGCTTCTCGACATACCGCGACGTGCCGGAAATGCAGCTCGCCATGTTCATTATGAGCAACCCGAGCGCAGAAATCCTTGAGCAGACCGAAAAGCCGCAGCCTGATGGCACGATGGCATTCGACATCAAGGTGAAGACTGTCGAGAAAAAGGGCAAGGTCTGCGTAAGCAACTTCCCGCCCGATGAGCTGCGAGTAAGCCGCAAGCACAATTCAGTGCTGCTCGATGAGTGCCCATATGTTGCCCATGTTTGCAAGCGCTCCAAGAGCGACATCATGCAGATGGGCTATCGGGTATCTGATGAGGACATCAAGGCAGCCGAAAGCGAGGAAACCACGCAAGACGGCGAGTTGCGCGAGATTCTGCGCAATGACTACCTGACCCGCAGCAATGATGAGAGCTTGGACAAGTCGCAAATATCAGGCTGGCTGCGCGAAGAATATGTACTTGTTGATTTCGATGGCGACGGAATTGCAGAGCGCAGACGAATCATGCGCCTGGGCCAGAAGATTCTCGCCAACGAGGAATGCAGTCACGTTCAGATCGCGGCGTGGACACCGTACATTCTGACGCACCGCTTTGAAGGGATAAGCGTTGCCGATCTGACCAGCGATTTCCAGCGTATCGGAACAGAACTGGTCAGGCAGAATCTGGACAATATTGACTTGGGAAACAACAACGAGACCGTTGTACTTACGGACTCGAATGGAAACCCGCTAGCAAACATTGACGACCTCTTAAACCGCCGACCAGGTGGGGTGATACGCGAGCGGGTTGCTAATGCAGTTCGGCCATACTTCGACAGAGCGAAAAGTATGGACACGAGTGGTTTCGCTGAGATGATGCACGCGGCCAAGGAAAACCGTACTGGATTCACGCGCTATAGCCAGGGCCTGGACGCTGACAGCCTGAACAAGACGGCGCACGGCCTTCAGCAGATCATGAACGCCAGCCAGAAGCGCATGAAGCTGATGGCCCGCATCATGGCCGAAGCCCTTGTGGCGCCGATGTTTCGGGGCATCTTCAAGACGCTGACCGACTACTGCATGGAAAAGCTCAGTTTCCGCATGAACGGGAAATTCGTGAGCTATGACCCGCAGGAATGGCGCGACGGCTATGACATGACCATCAATGTCGGTATCGGATCGGGCGACAAGCTCCAGCAAATGCAAATGCTTGGCGGGATCGAGGCTGCACAGGCCGCAATCATCCAAGGCGGCGGCATGGGCACGCTGATTACTCCGATGAACATCTACAACCTGCAAAAGCGCAAGATCGAGCTTGCAGGCTTCAAAGACCCAGGCGAGTTCATAACGCAGCCGCCCGAGCAGATGCCGCCGCCCCAGCCGCCGCCGCCCGATCCGAAGGTGGCAATCGATGGCGCCAAGCTCCAGCAAGACGGCCACAAATTCCAGGCAACCCAGCAGGCTGACGCGCAGAAATTCCAGGCCGAAACAGCCTTCAAGGCTGCCGAGGCCGAGAAGCAGCGCCAGCATGAATTGGCGATGGAAAACATGCGCCTACAGTTCCAGGCTGGAATGAAGCAGATGGAACGCGCAATGGTCAAGGAAGACGAAGCAGACTCTGTGGAAGCCGAGAAGAAAGAGCCTGAAAACCTCATGCTCCAGGCAATGATGCAGGCGCTACAGACTCTCGCGGCGCCCAAGGTAAAACAGGCGCGCGCAGTCAAGCAGGGCGACGGGACATGGATCATGGAAAGCATTGAAGAAACGCAAACGGAGACGAACCAATGAGCGCATCAAACAGTTTCGAAAACGGGCTAATGCTCCTGTTGTTCAACAACACGACCTATGCAAACTGGGGCGACGCAACCGGCCTGCGAGGCACCACGACTGCGGGTAGCCTATTCGTGGCTCTACACACCGCAGACCCCGGCGAGGCGGGAAGTCAGACTACCAGCGAGGCCACCTATACCGGCTATGCGCGTGTTGCTGTGGCGCGATCTGGCGCCGGCTGGACGGTATCAGGTACGGCCCCGACTCAGGCGGCAAATGCTGCGGCAGTGACGTTCGGGCTGTGTACGGCCGGCACGAACACTATCACGCACTTCTCGGTTGGGCGGGACACATCGGGCGCTGGTGAAATTCTGGCATCCGGTGCGCTGACTGCGAACCTGGCCGTGTCTGCGGGCATCACGCCGAGCTTTGCTATCGGACAACTGACTGTGACGCTGGACTAAATCATGCTGCTAGGCTCAAGCACAAGCCATAAATTCCAACTGGTCTACGGGGCTGCGGCATCCGTAGACTTAGAGGTTTCCGGGTCTAAGTGCGTTGTCAGCACGGCATCGCCACCTGTTGTTGACGGCACGAATACCGATCCATTCGTTCTTGCAAGTCTGACCACAGCAGCCGGCGCAACAGCCGATATCGTCAGTGGAATAGCTAGTACCAAGACACGGATCATGGAATGCAATGTCCGCAACAAGGATGCGAGCAATTCTGTCTCTATCACGCCGCGCAGAACCGATGGCACGAACACGACTGATGGCCCGACGATGGTTCTACTGGCCGGCGAATCTGCCCTGTATGACGGCGCGCGCTGGTTCCATTACTCCACCGATGGGGTGATCAAGACCAGCACCGGGCCGGTAAATATCCAAACATTCACCAGTGGCACGAGCAACTGGACAAAGCCGACTGAATTTACGCCTACTTTCGTTGAAGTCGTTTGCATCGGTGGTGGTGGCGGCGGCGGCGGTGGTGCAAGCCAGACCGGCGCGGTAGTTCGCACGGGCGGGTGCGGCGGCGGTGGTGGCGCCTACGTCAAGGAAACAATGAAGGCCAGCGAGCTGGGCGCGACCGTATCGGTTACGGTTGGTGCTGGTGGTACTGCTGGATCAGGCGGGGCATCTGGAGCTGACGGGACTGCTGGCGGAATTGGCGGCGCATCCAGCTTCGGGACGATCACACAGGCATTTGGTGGTGGTGGCGGGGCCGCTGGGGATAATGCCGCAAGCGCAGGTGGCGGCGGCGGTGGTGGAAGCGCAGGGCTGGCGGGGACGTCAGGAACGACTGCGGCCGGGGTTGGCGGCGGGCCTGGAACACCAACAACTTGTTCTGGCAGCACCGGCAATACCGGAAGCATCACGGCAACGGCTCCAACGGGAGCGGAGCGAGGCGGCGGCGGTGGTGGTGGGCACACAAACGTCCCTGCGAACAGTCCTGGTGGCACGAGCCTGAAGGGTGGTGGCGGTGGCGGTGTTGGCGGTGGCGCAACTGTAGCCCCGGCAACCGTCAATGCAACTGCTGGCGGGGCAAGTAACTCTTATGCAACTGCTGGCGGCGGGGGTGGAGCGGCCGGCACATCCGGTGCGGCGCCTACTGCCGGGACGGCCGGGGCTGATGGCGATTCGCTTAGGTCTGGTTCTGGAGGCGGGGGCGGCGGCGGGACAATCACAGCCAACACGAGCGGTGCGGCTGGCGGTGCTGGCGGAGCCTGCGGAGGCGGTGGTGGAGGCGGTGGGGTCGGAGCCAACACGGGCACAGGTGGTGCCGGTGGTGTTGGCGGACGCGGAGAGGTTCGCGTCTACACTTGGTAAGGCGCGATGGCTCAAACCATCACGCTTGGCGCAACTGCGGTCCCGGTCGGTACTCGGGTATTCCTGATCGACGGCGTGCCAGGAAATAGCGTAGGTTTCGAGCTGATCGTCGGCCGTGATGCATCGTGGCTGCCTGCCGGGAAGATGTTCGATCTGATGCTTGAAATCGCCATTGCTGGCGGCGCCTTCCAGCACTGGATGACATTTGGAGTTGGCGGCAGCCCAGCTACAGATAGGCAGGGAAACCCAACAACGGTATGGACCTGCAAGGGCGAATGGCCCGGCGAGAATGACGGCACAGGCCAAAACAGGCGCCGCGTGCTTCGCGCAACTGATCTGCGAATCACTCTTGATGTAGTGCGCGCCTTCACGATCAACTCTCTCAGCCTGCGCACGGTGTAGCGTGGCAATCACCTACCGCTCCGATACCGGCACCCTTCGCGCCGACAATGTGACTGGCGCGCAGACGGTGAGCTTCGTCACCACGCAGCCCAGCGCTGGTGACTTGGTGGTGGCCGGTGGGGTGTTCTACCCGAGCGCGAGTTCCACGCTTGTCGTCACCGACAACCAGGGCAACGGAACCTATGCCAACGATGCGATGCGCGACCACGCGGCCGGCACATCGTTTCCGACGACTGCTTCATACGTCTGCTTGTCGAGTTTTGATGGCGTTGCCGCGAGCGGGACATTCACGATGTCCTTCAACACGCAGACGGCGAACTCCTACTATCTGTGTGGCGCGATTGCGTTCAGCCAGGCCGAGACGTCATCGGCGCTAGATGTATCGACTGGCGCGACGATTGTTGACCCAGGCGTCGGGCAAACCTCGATCAGCACCGGATCGACAGCGACAACGGCCCAGGCGGATGCGGTAGCCGTGAGCGTCTACGGGTACAGTGGCGGCACCAACCTCGCGCCCCTGGCTGCGACAGGGTTCACGATAACCGCATCGTCCACGGACACGGCTGGAGGCGTTGGCGCGTTGGGATACAAGATTCTGTCCGCCATCGGAACTCAATCCGCGACGTGGACGTTTGCGCTCAGCGGTAGTGCAGACGATCATGCAACAGTGATCGCGGTCTATAAGGGCGGCACTGCGGCGCCAGGGTTGCCATCTTACAAAATCAATCAGCGCGAGCTTATGGAGTTGATAGCGGAAATGTCCGAGACTCGGCCAAATCGCACCGAGTTATACGATGTGCGCGCATGGTTCTAGGCCATGAGTAATAACACGTACCTGATTGTCGAGAAGTGGTTTGCCGATGAGCTAGAGGCGGCAGTTTCCGGCTCGCCAGGCGCAATGTCCGGTACTGCCGCGATCACATTTGCGCAGACTGGAGCAATTACAGGCGTTGGTGCCATGGCGGCAACGCCTGCCGTTGTCTTTGGGCAGACTGGAACACTTCGCGGCGCTGGCGCACTAGCCGGAACAACTCCGCTCATATTCGGCCAGACTGGCGCACTTGCGGGTGCTGGCAGGCTAATCGGATCGGCGCCCATCGTCTTTGGGCAAACTGGTGCGATTGTTGGCTCAGGGGCAATGGCCGGAACTGCTGCGCTGACCTTTGGGCAAACAGGCACGCTTGTCGGCAGCGGAGCGCTAGCCGGCTCGATAACGATCACATTCGGACAAACCGGCGACCTGCAAGACCTGAGCGGCGGCTCCGGTGCGATGGTCGGTACGGCCGCACTTGTGTTCGGCCAAACCGGCGCATTGACCGGCTCGGGCGCTCTAGTCGGCTCGGCTCCGGTCACGTTTGCACAAACGGGCACGATTACAGGCGCCGGGGCGCTTGCCGGTACTGCGCCATTGATTTTCGGCCAGACGGGCGTGCTTGGCGGTTCTGGTGCGCTGGCTGGTACTTCTCAGTTAGTGTTCGGGCAGACAGGTGCGCTCGCCGGATCGGGGGCCTTGGCTGGGACTGCGCCAATCGTTTTTGGCGGCAGCGCAACGGCCGACACGCCATCCGGGGCGATGACTGGCACGGCGACGCTTCTGTTCGGGCAGTCTGGAACGCTGATCGGGGCTGGCGTACTGGCCGGGCTGGCGGAAATATTCTTTGGTGGAAATGCGACGGCAGATCAGCCGGCACCGACTGGTGGCGGACACGGATTCGAAATTGGCGGCGAGGCCCCGAGAAAGAGACGCAATCTTGTCTACATTGTAGAGGATGAGCCGCGCAGCTCGGCCCGCAGAATCGCTCCAGTAAGCCGAGTGTCGGCCCTATCTGCCGCTGAGGCGCGCGCCAAAGTTGAAGAGATAGTCAAAGCGGCGGCAACAGAGCACGCGGCAACCAGAGTTTCCAAGGATGTGCGCTTCGGGTATGTCCGCTCGGCCCTGAAACCGATACTGCCGGCAATCTCAGGCATTGACTGGGTGAGCATGTATAAGCTCGCCTATGAAAACGCGCTTCTGGAACAACTTAGAATCCAGGAGCAAATTGCAGACCAACTTGACGAGGATTCGGCAATAGCATTCATGCTGCTGAATATGTGAACATGGACGACAACAAGCTGCAATCCGACATCATCCGCGCCGAGAAGGCGCGCCTATTACTGGACAGCGACCTATTGATTGAGGCGCTGGACACCATTGAAAAGGACGTGGTTTCCATGTGGGGCGATACCCCGGCAAGGGACAAAGACGGCAAAGAAGCTCTTTGGCAGCTCTACAAAACCTCGCAGAAGTTCCGTGCCCTTCTGCTTGGGTATATCGAGACTGGAAAATATGCCCAGTCCGAACTGGCGCGCTATGAAAAGCATCAATCCAAACTCCGCGCCCTGTTCCGGGCTGCATGAAAGGTAAACCATGAGCGACCAAGCAAACACGGCAGTCGATCCCGAGACCGATCTTCTCAAGGCGCTGGGCGATGAGCCAGAAGCGAATGATGAAGAAGGCGCGGAAGTAGAGGCTAAGGCAAAGCCTGAAGATGAGCCGAAAGACGAGCCAAAGGCCGATGAACAAGACCTTGGCAAGTACGTTATCACCGTCAAGGATGAAGAAGGCAAGGATGTAGAGAAAGAGATTAGCGTTGAGGAATTGGCGAAGGGCTACATGCTCCAAGCCGATTACACGCGAAAAACTCAAGAAGTCGCTACACAACGGCAGAATCTTGAGGTACAGTTCACCAAAGCCTTGAAGGAACAGCAATCCCAAGCGGTTGAGAGAATCAACCAGCTCCAGGAACTGGTACTAAGCCAGGCGGCCCCCGAACTCAACGGGGTGGATTGGGTATCTCTCAGCGTTCAAGACCCGGCCCGTTTCGTTCAGCTCCAGGCCCGGCAGCAGCAGGTAAACCAGACCTGGCAAGCACTTGAGCACCAGAAGGCCCAACATCAGCAGGCGCAAGAGCAGCAGATTGCCGGGCTCGTGGATCAAGTCTTTCGACAATCCGATGAGATTCTGAGCAAGAACATTCCGAACTTCGATGGTGCGAAGACGGAACAGCTACTCTCAGACGTACAGAAGTCGATAGGCTGGAGCCGCGCGGACCTTAAAACCGCAGCGCACGCCCTCGCTAAAGCAGGAATGCACCCCGGCACATTGGGGCAAGTTCTCTTGCTGGCCCACAAGGCAATCCAGTTCGACAAACTTCAGTCCGACAAGCCAGCTGCGCTCAAAAAGGTTGCCGCCGCGCCGAGGATCATCAAGCCCGCCGCGCCGCAGCCGAAGCACACAAACCGCGAGGCAGTTCAACGGCTCCAGAAATCTGGACGAATCGATGACTTGGCTCGCTTGCTATGAAGAGGCGACTAAATGGCTCAGCCAGCAAATACCTTCG